CCTATGGTTGACATTGTACCAGCATACATGGACACGTCAGATAAAATTGCTTCACGAGTTTTTACATCCTTGACATGTGTAATTATAGCTTCAATCACTTTAAGAATGATAGTGCGTGCGTCTTCGAGGTGTTGTTGGTTGGGGTTCCATTCACCGGTCATGGCGAATACTAGCTCGATGGCTCGTTGGTCTCCGGCTTCAGCGTTTCCGATTAATCTTTGACGGATTGCGGGGAGGGCTTCTTCGTAGTTGTTTTTGGTGTGTTGGTTGTAGAGTTCGTTGAAGAGGGGTTGTTTGAGCCATGCTTGGAAGCGTGGCATGGGGGTTCCGAGGTCTTTGAGTTTGGTGGTGAGTCCGCGTCTGTCGAAGGGGTCGGAGAGTTTGAGGAGGACGGTTTGTTGTTCCATGGTGAGGCCGTCTTTGGCGTTCCATTGGATGCCGCGGTGGGTGAGAGCCGTCTGAAATTCTAGCGTACTAAATATGCCGCTGATGACTTTCTTCGACAGTTTGGGCCACAACTCGTGAACGTCATTAACAGTTGGTTGTTTCCCGTTACGGCGATAAGCAGTATCAAAAGCAGCAAGCGTCCCACGAAAAGCAGCATCCGTAAATCCTTTAGGAGTTGGGATGTGTTGGAGCGTACCGTCCGGCAAGTGTACCGCGACACCGCCCTCGAACTGCTCAAACTTATCGGTCATTGTTCTCGCTTTTCGGTTGGCTGTCGTTTCGGTAAAAACCTGTACCGTTAAATGTTACACCGGAAAGGTGAAAAACTTTGCGTAACTCCCCGCCACAACCACACAGGTCAGTGACTTTTTCATCAAACCCGTGGTGCCGGTCATGCCCTTTCGAGCATAACCGGCACGAGTAAGCGTAGACAGGCACTACTTCAGAAGCCTGCCGAGCTCTTTGTAATATTCCTGCCACGACAGCCCGTCAACAATGTAACGGTTCACTACCTGCAGAATATTTTTTTCGCGTGTTTTGAGTTTCATTATTCGTCCTTTCCATTGAGTGCTTTACCGACAAGATAAACAATCCAACCGCCAACAACAATCGCCAACCACATCGTTAACAGGTACATTAACCAACCCACTTTTCTTGGGCCTGCGCTAACGCAGCCGTGTGAGGGTATTTAACATCCGACAATGCTGCACGTAGCGCATCAGGCATTGTGGCGGTCTCGCCGCGAATGTAACGAGTCATCGTAATAGATGGAATTTTGAGCAGTTTGCAGAAACCCTGCAAAGAACCTGTGGTGTCTTTTACAAACTGGGCGACGGGGGGTGTGCCCTCAGAACCCATAAAAGGTGGTGCAACTTTCGCCAAAACTGAGGGGGCCCGTAATCTACGGTCCTCACTCCGCCACGCCAAATAAGCTTCATTAAGCGAAGCCGACCCATACTCTTCTGCCAAAATGTCATATGCGTCAACACCCTTCTCTGAGCACTCTTTACCCAACGCAATACTTTGCCTGTCGGAAACACGAGTGTACATTCCCGATTCGAGGTACACCATTGTCATTTTTCCGAAGCTGTGCTTATCCGCAAACTTCTTCTGCGACAGCCCGCACAGCTCCCGCAATCTAACGTAAGGGTTCTTGTCCATGGTTCTCCTAAACTTGTTAGGAGATAGCGTAGCACACGTTTAGCGTTGTTAGTTACTGAAAAGCTCCGCGCAACACAGGAGTATTTTCAACGGCCTGTCTTCCAGTAATACCTAACTTTCTTAAAAGTGCGTCTACATTCGGGTTAGTAGCAAACTGGCGTACATCTTGAAAACCCTCGCCAGCGCCTCTAGGTAACGCCCTAGTTTCTGCAAACTCACGAATAAAGGCTGGCAAAGAAGACATATCTTCCCGGCTAAGAGCTGCTGCCAAAGAATCTAAAGTACTCGCCCCACCCTCTCTAATTGAAGCACCTGCCCTACCCGTAGCTTCGGCCCCCCGTTGAGCAAGCTCCGAAACTTTTGTGTCTAAAACTTCCCCCACACGCCCTAAACTAGGCAAAGTTGGTCTAGCTTGCATACCCGCAGGGTTTAAAAAAGCGTACACAGGGGTAACAATGTCACCCTGCAACTGCCCCGACAAATGCTTAATCGTGTCGTAACCAAACTCTTCCATTATGGGGCGCACAGCCTCTGAATAACGCGATTCATGCAAACCGCCCATGCTTGGGCCAGACCTAGTTAAATCCATTTTTGCTAAATCATCCGCAAAATTTAGTACATCGTCCGGGTCATCAAATTCATTTACAAGGCGTTGGTACAAAGCCGGGTCAACCTCGTCTAGCGTACCCTGTGTCAAATCAAGAATTTTACGATTAGCCACATCAGACATTGGCTCCGACAACCTGAACTTTGCTCCACGAGTAACAGGAAAACCACGTTGCGTAAGACCCGGAGGTAACTGGCCCGCCGGTAACCGAGTACCAGACTGCGTGTAACCCTCAGCTACTTGACGTCCCTTTCTACCTATCGCCCCAAAAATGTCCCCGCCAAACCAGTTACGTGCCCAACTCTCAGCATCCCGGCTAACTGCAGTAAAAGGTTTAGCAACATTCGCTCCCGTATCCCTACTACCGTGATACAGCCCACGAACAATCGAATTGTACAAAGCTTGGTTCTCAGGAGCCATCGCCCGGTAAGCATTGTAAGGTTTCGAAACAGCATCACCAGCAGCCCTAACAGCACCCCTACCAACACCACCAACACCACCAGCCACCAAACCCGTTAACAAATCTAAAGCTGTCGCACCACCCCGAGCCGCTAACGCCGCACCACCCTCCAAACCAAACCTATCCACAGCAGCCTCACCAGCCGCCTCAAACTCGCGCGGTAGAAAAAGCGGTGTCTGTCCCTGCCCCGGTTTAAAAACATCTGACCACAAACCACCAACTTGCTGACCATAATTTTGTAGAGCCCGAGAACCCGGAGACTGCTCGCCCAGCATGTTACCCGCCACAGCATCACGGTGCATACCCCCAATAGCCTGCACAGGCACATCAAGCAAACCCAGAAAACTACCTAAAGCTGCTTTAGCTGCTTTGTTCTGAACATTGTTTCCGGGTTGCCCATAAGTTTGTTCGTACCAACGAGAGGGCTTAAACGCTCGCAGAGGAGCTGTCGTGTCCTTCGGACGATACTGAGCAGCCAAATCCGCCTGACGCGGGTTAGAAATAGGAATGCTCATAAAAACATAATACAACACATCCACAAAAACATGATTTTAATTTTATAGTACACAAACAATATTCACTCTTGAAACGTATCGCCCAGGGAGATACAAACCAAGCAGAAATGTCAGCGTTCAACGACATTCAATAAATGTCGGGAGTTCGATGACACCCCTCCTCGAACCCCCAACTCTTTACAGATACGGTTGGTGTGTAAAGAATAAGAAGGCCTAAGTCTGTTTCAAACCGCCCAGCATCAGCACGAACACGCGGATGTGGCTTGCAAATAGTATGCGCTGGCATCCTGGAGGGTCGAATCTGTGCGTACGCGCGATTGTCGTTTGACCCCCCGCTTCCCTTGAATGACAGTAACACCACACTTAAATGACAGCGCGTACACACATCCATGTATATGTGGACAAAACGTTCCATGTATATATGGAAATCAGCATCCGTGTATATACGGAAATTAGGTGTCAAAACTTTATCCTTGGTTACAGGATTCGTTACCCAAGGCTATCCAGTGACACTTCTAGCGTACATTAGCGTCCATGACCCCCAAAAAACAAACCCCAAAACATGGGTCAAATGGATTATGTGTTCAGTCCTTTACAACATCATTCTTGGGTTGTGGTACGTTAGATGTATCGCCACCGGCACCCCTAGGGGATTGATGCAGGGGGCAGACATCGCAAGTTGATAACTCCACAGAGACACACTCACCGGGATACACTCCCGTGTATCCCCTAACCATTAGGAGAAACAAGTGAACGATTACGATGACGAAATTGAAAGTATTGAGGCGTGTCTTGAGAGCATGATTGAGCTCTTGGCAGAGACACGGGATTACTTGCACCAGGGTTTGGTAATCAAGGCATCAGACAAAGCGTATGAGCTCAAGGGCTGGTACCGTCGCACGGATGCCTACACCCATGACCTTTTCACTCAGCTTGAGCGGGAAGCCAAAAAGTAATCACCGGGGGCGGGTGCAAGCCCGCCCCCACAACCACTAGGAGACATCATGATTGATTACGAAGAAAGCCCCTTCAATAACGGTGACGTCATTGACGTGGACGCCATCGACCGGATGCGCCCCGCGACTAAGACGATTGAAGTTCACATCGTTTACCGTTGGGGTTACGACCAGACTGTGTGGGGGACGTTCACCTTTGATGACATGGACGACTTGGCCCGTCACGTCACCGCGTTTATCGGTGCTGAGAATGTCGTGTCTATCGTCTTTCGTAACTAGACACACACAAAAAACCCCTGGTCTTCGGACTGGGGGTTTTTTGTTGCCCCCATGGAATCAAATGGACGAACTGTTTGCTTGCAACACGTGGACGCTAAGTCGTGGTATAGTTTTCTTATCGGCACCGCTGGGGTGCCCGACACCAAAGGAGAAACATCATGGACAGAACAACATCAGGCACCTGGGAGGTCGTGGACGGCAAGCTGGTCGACATAGACCCCCAAATCATTGACCGAGGCTACTGGGTAGCCACCACCAACGACATCGCCACCAGTGACGACGACGTGGACCGCCTTGCCATCGCGCACATCGACAACGGTGCCGGGTTTGTCGGAATCTGGTGGGGCGGAGACATCACCTTCGTCGACAACGTGCAGCTGGTCGGCGACCTCATCGACGCGATTACGCTCGGACGCCTCCACGCCCAAGAATCCATCTGGGACATCTACCACAACCACGAAATCAACCTATAAGCCTCTCCTAAGGGCAGAAAACCCCTCCAGCACAAGCTGGGGGGGTTTTCTGTCACAAAAAAATTTTCTCTAATGGAACCAAATGGACAAACTGTGTGCCCCCCTCAACTGTCGGGAACAAACACCAATAACCCCTATTTTTGTGTTTGTGTTTGTGTTTGGGTGTGTGTTGGTTTACGTCCCCCGCGTAGCCCCTTGGGGGCGGAGTGTGGGGGGCGTTCTCTTTTCTTCTTTAATATAGGGGGTTAAGCTCCTTGATGGAGCTTACCCCCTATATTTATAGGGAGCTTTTTTGAGAAATGGTTTTGCGAGGTTTTGGTTAGTGTTTTCTAGGGACACGCCCGGGGTGTTGAGAAATGATTTTGCAAAATAGAAATGGTACGCTATAGTCATTGGTAGAGGGAGCCAGAGAGTCTGGACCCGACACAAGAAAGAGAGAAAGTGATGAGTGAGAAGACACTGATAACGGAACACCAGCTCACCGAAATGTTTGATGAGCTCTTGGATGATTCTTATCCGTGGTGTGATGTTGCTGGAATGTTGTATGCACCTAGTCGGGTTTTGAAGGAGCTCGACCCAATCGCTTACCGGGTATCGTTGGCGGACTACGCTGACAGTTTGACCCGGGATGACGACACGACTGAGATTGAGGGGTATTAGAAATGGTTACATCGGTGATTGAAACACAGCTCGACGGTACGACCCGCATTTATGAGTTGGCGGGACCACAGTTCTTGACGGTGGCCAAGTTCTGGGCATGGCTTGAGGAGACTGGTGTGATTGACACGTACACAGTTTGGGAAGGAGAACTAGCATGACGACACGGCTGGGGGAGGTGCTGGGCGTTGACTTTGACGTCCACCACTACCCGACAGATGGGTTCCAACTGACCCTGACCGACCCTGAGGGGGAACTCTTGTGGGATTCCCGCATGATTGGTTACACACTGTGGGAGGCGGTCACTACGGCCTCGGCTAACGCTTGGGCTGCTGAGATGGACCAGCATGACGATTACGAACTACCTCGGCGCATTGCTGAGGCACTAAACATTGAAGAAACCTATGATGAAGAGGATGAAGACTAATGGTATGGCAAGCGTACACATGCCCGTTTGGTTGTGGTGCTATACACCAGGAAACTTTAGCATCGGAAGCTATGGCTTTTTGGTATGGCGTGCATGAGTGTAAGAACGGGGAGGTAACTAATGAAGAAATTGATTACTGATAGGAGAATTAGCATGACTGACAGCATTCAAAAAGAGTTGCAGGGCCTGTACGACTATTTCGAGAAGCGCTATGAAGTGAAAGAACGGCGGTTCCTAGAAAACGACAGTATGAAATATTACGGGGAGGCAAATGCTTATGCTGATGCCGGACATAAAGTGTATCGGCTTGCTCAGTCCTTAGGGCTCGAACTAATTACTGATGAGGATGACGACTAATGTGGTACGCTATTCAAGAAGAAGAAACTGACACGATTGGAGCAACTGATATGACAACACTGAGCGATGTATTTGCCGAAATGGACACGCTTGTGTCTGACCTGAACACCACCATTGACAAACTGACAACTGATAGGAGCAACTGATATGCAATTCAAACAACTACCAGAAATCCTGGAGAAGCCCGTCACGTTCCCCCTCACGGGGGAGTACGACATCAACGTTGGAGCCAACGACATTGAGCCGTGGGTTACCCTAGCTTTCTACCCCTTACTGTTTGTCGGGGATGAAGACTACCCATTCAGTGAGTTGGACCACGGTTTTCCGATGGCTGACTACACTCGCTGCTTTGCCCTACGTATCCCTATCAGGGCGCGTGGACCTCGCCAGCGGGAGACTCTCGCCTACCTAGAGGCGTTAGTCAATGAGGGGTCTTTCGCCCCTGAATGGAATTTTGAGGACATGAATTGGACATCCAATGAGTGTGTTCTGACCAGCCCCCCTGAGCTCATCAGGGAATTCGTTGAAAAGCTCCCTCGCCGGGGGCAGGTAAAGGAGAATAACTGATGTGGTACGTGAGAGAGAAGGACGGCACTTTGCGCCTTGTGCATAACTTGTCCACAGCTATTACACAAGCTAAGGAGCTAGGCACTGTTGTGGTGGATGGTTGGAGTGGTCGGGAGGTTGAGGTATGACCGAGGACTTGTTCGACGACGAAGAAACTTATCTGGATGATGACCCGGCTGAGCCGTGGGTTGACTGGCAACGCGAGAAAGAAGGAAAACTATGACTATCCGACAGATTGAACGTTGCAAAGAGTGTGACAACTTTGCTTGGGACAATTACGACTACGACATACACATGTGTGTCGACTGTGCAAAAAACTGGAACATTGAAGGAGAGGACGCATGACCGATTACATTGATGACCCACGATTCACGGGGGTTACGTACAAACAATTTATGAACATTGTGGACCGGCACTGGAGCGATGGGGTTGTAAAAACACATCCCCGCACGGGTGAGCTCATTGTCCAGACTGGTGTGGTGCGTGACGGTGATGACGTTATTAAGTTGCCCGATGAAGAACTCTAATCAAACTTTAGTGGCTTACACTTTGGCTACGTCACAGAAACCGTTGACGTTGAAGGAGCTCGCTGCTAGGACCGGCAAGTCGTACAACACTGTGCGGAACATTGTTACCGGGCACCCTCTTGCGGTTCCTGAGGGGGCTCACCCGGTACGGTACACGTTGACGACACCAGAGTTTCTGGATGATGAAATTTTGGTGTTGGATATGGGTGCCCCCGATGAGGGGTGGGTGATGTGGTTGGACCGTATTGCCCCTAAAGTGCCGTCTCTTATTCAGATAGATAAAACTAGGGATAGTGCAAGCCTTTTGAAGCAGGGGGGTGTCCTGGAGGCTTTGGGGACGAACTTTGTGAAGATTGGGCGGGAGCTCCAGGAGCATTACAACAAACCGGACTGGTTCACATTGTTGGGTGGTGATGAGAGTGCCTAGTGAGGACCTCACACATTGGGTTGATGACTTGTACGACATGGGTGAGGGGCAGTTGCGGGCTGAAAGTGAGCGGTATGCCCGTCTTGCCCGTAAGTACGACACTGACCCGGAAAAGCCTGCCCACAAGTGGGCTTTCTTACGACACAGAGAAGCGTTAACTATTTTGAAAGCGAGGACTAACAAGTGATTGAGACCGTAGTTATTGTAGCGATTGTTTTTATATCGATTGGGACTGTTGTTGCGTTGATGATGGCGTCAGCTATCGCTATCGAGTTCATTGAGTTCTTTGCGAACAAGCCACGTTACAGGAGACGTGGCCGTTGAATTTCTTTGAACAAGTATCTGACCTGGAGGCTCGGCGACAAAGGCACTTAGCCGTCGCTGATAGCAAGCGTGACGAAATCGCCAAGCTTCTGGGTCAGATTGAGGATGAGGATAAAGCTGAGAAGGCTCGGAAGAAAGAAATAGCTCAGTTACGTAAGCAGGAGCAACAGGAGCAGGTACGGCAGGAGTCTTTGGAGCAGGGCGAAACTGTCCGCGGTGAGGTAATGCAGCTTGAGGCTAAGCTCCTGGGGCTTGCTGAAGGGAAGCCTTGGTATTCAGGCAGTGACGATGTTGACCCGGTGCTTCCGTTTCAGTGGAAGGGCACACTGTTTGGTGCTGGGGCTAAGCGTTGGATATTGGGTGATGGGATGGGGTTGGGGAAGACACGACAGAGCATTGGTTGGCTTGACTTGGTGAAGGCTAAAAAGGTTTTGATTGTGTGCCAGGCTGACATTTGTGACCAGTTCGCTGGTGAGGTGATGACGTTGGCTCCTCACCGGGAGGTGTTTAATCTTTACAAGAAGACCCCTAAGACCCGTCACGCCCTGATGGATAAATTAATAAAGTTGGATGATGCTGTCGTGATTGTGAATTATGAAATTTGGCGGAAAGATAAAGATTTGTTGGCTAAGTTGATGGATTGGCGCATTGACTCGGTAATTGTTGATGAGGCGCACAACTTGAAGAACACGGCAACCTCAAACTTTAGGTATATCGAAATGTTGTTGAAGTGTGACAACGTGTGTCCGAAGTGTAAGAACCACATTAAGGGTTTGTATGACCCCGAGAAGAAACCAAAGCTTGTCCCTAGGGCTTGCCCTCATTGTGATTGGAAGAAGGGGGAGCTGACCAATGTTCGTTACGCTTACCAGTTAGATGAGTGGTTGTCGACGAAAAGTATTAAGAATGTGTGTTTCACTACGGGCACACCTATCCTAAATAGCCCTCTTGATATATACGCTTTGCTTCACTTGTGTGACCCGATTTTGTTTGACCGTAAGACCAAGTTTTTGCAGACGTTTTGTATCGAGAATTATCACTCGGGGAAGATTGAGTTCCGCGACGGGCAGTTGGATAACTTGAAGCCTCTGATTTCTGGCAGGTTTATTGCGAGGACACGTGAGGAGGCGGGCATTGTGTTGCCGGTGCAACGTAAGCACATTATTCGTGTGGACTTGGACCCTGAGGTGTACAAGAAGCAGTACAAGATTATCCGGCAACTGTCGGAGCGGGCACAGATTATGTTAGACAGTGGGGAGCAAATGACTATCATGCACCTTATTGCTTTGATTACCCGCAAGCGCCAGGCAAATGTTTGGCCTGCTGGCATTGAGCTGAAGGATGCTGAGGGCAACGTGGTGTTCTCTGTCGGGGCTGAGGTTGATGAGTCTGCCAAGTTAGATGCAGCACTTGAAAACATTATGGCTATCCACGCTGAGGGACGCCGACAGGTTGTGTTTAGTCAATTCACGACAGCTCTTATCGGTTTTTCTGAAATTCTGAAGGCACACGGTTTACGTGTTGCACTTTTGACAGGTGCAACACCTAGAAACGAACGTCAAGAAATCAAAAACAATTTCTATGAAGCAAAGAAAGAGGAACCAAAATGGGACATCATCCTGTGCAACTACAAAACTGGTGGGACGGGTTTGAATTTGACGTCTGCCAGTGCCACTCACATAATCGACGAGGAATGGAATCCTGGCAAGCGCGACCAGGCTTACGCGAGGACGGACAGGATTGGACAGTCCGAGGAGAGCGACGTGTACATATACCGTATTCCAGCGTCGATAGATACTTGGATGTCGAATACTATTCACCGCAAGGAACAGATGGTGTCGGCCTTCCAAGATACAATGACTGATGAAGGGGTGGGTATGACCTTTGAAAGTTTGAGTGAAGCCATGAAGAGCGGGGAGATACTGTGACCACATACGATTTGGATGCTTGGGAAGAAGCCTGGATTGACAGAAATTTTAAGGTCTATGAGCCTCACCAAGATGATTACGTTGTTGTGGGTACTGGCGAGCGGGGTGTCGGCAGGCCCATGTCCGAACCGTCAGACATTAGGGATGTGACATCGACAGGTCGTAAACGGGCTGCAATGATGTACCCAATATTCAAAGACATGGTGTGTGAGTGGGCGGGATTAGCTAAGGCCGGTGGCGGTGTCGAGCCGATTGTCGGTTGTGATAACAACATTATTCAGCCCGGTAAGGGTCCTGATAAGGGTGACCGGCATCATGGTCCCGACAAGAACGTGATTAATAATTCTCCTGATAATGTTCACCGTATCTGTAGCCCTTGCCACAATAGGTGGCACGCTTTGAACAATCCCTATTACGGTCCTAGGCCTCCCGCCGATGAACCTTTTTTGCCTTTGCAAGACTTCAAAGACCACGACAGTAAAACCAAAGCAACTGACGAGGAAATAAAAGAAAACGAGCATTACTGGTCAACTAAAAATAAATTGCTTGTTGGAGTTGACACCGAATAGTATGGTACGCTAGTATCAAAACCGAAAGGACGGAAACAAAAATGCAACTATGGATTGATTTAGAAACAACTGGACTAGCAGCTGATAACGATGAAATTATTGAGGTCGGCTGGTTTGTGACAGACAACTGGGAATGGTTAACTCAACCCCAATCAGCTGTCGTCACACCCACCAAAGAGACCTGGGAGCTTGTAAAAGCTGACCTGTTCGTGCAGTCAATGCACAGCGACAACGGTCTCCTGGACGACATGATGTTAGAAAACACTCTGATGATTGAGGACATCGAAGACCAAATCCTCGACGAGCTCAGGCCCCTGCAAGCACTTGAACCAGGAGCACACGTCATCCTGTCTGGTTCAAGCGTTCACTTTGACCGAAGCTTCATCCACGAATACATGCCACGACTCGACGACCTCTTGTCACACAGACACTTCGACGTCAGCGTTCTACGCACGTTCTTCGACGACATGGGGTACTCAGACCACAAACTCACCGGCGAATCAACACACCGCGCTGAGGACGACATCAAGGCAAGCTACGCCCAAGCCCGCAACTACGTCAACCTCATGAACGCTTTGACGGAAGGCACACTCAATGCCTAGTGTCAGCCACTCAGAAGTCGACAGCTACCTGCTCTGCCGACGTAAGCACTACTACGGTTACGGGCTAAGCCTGGAGCGCCTAAGCACCAGCCAAGCCCTAGCCACCGGTACAGCAGGTCACCGCATCCTAGAAGTTTTCTACCAAACACTTCTAGACCTTGCACCCGACGCTGAAGGCCAAGCAGAACGCTTCGACTTCGCTGTTGAACGAGCCAAAGAAGAATACAAAAACGTTGTGTCGGAAGGCTACACAGAAGCAGCCAACCGAGCACCGCTTGAAGACACGCTCTTCAACGAAGACTACGGATACTTCGCCAACGAGTTCTTCGTCCGCAATGGATGGAAGATTCTAGCCGTAGAACAAGAGTTCAGCTTGGTCTACGACGAAGAAACCGACAGTAGGTACCCATTCGTAGTGGACATGATTGTGTCGGACCCGCAAGGCAACTTTGTGGTGGTCGACCACAAGTTTGTTTACGACTTCTATACGCCCGGACAGACCGACCTTCAGCCACAAATACCAAAATATATCGGGGCGTTGCGAGCACTCAACTATGAAATCGCGTATGGTGCGTATAACATGCTACGCACACGCAAAATTAAAGTACCAACGGTTGAGCAAACAAGTTACATGATGTTGCTCAAGCCAAACACTGAACGGGTACTTAACACGTTCATGGAGCAGCTGGGTGTAGCAGCAGAGATACAAGCGCTGAAAGAACTTGAGCTGGATGACCAAAACAAGCGGGCCTACCGCACAGCCAACAAAATGGTGTGCCAATCCTGTTCGTTTAAAGACATCTGCTCAACAGAATTAGTCGGCGGCAACGTCGAACTAATGAAAAAAACTGAGTACAAAATACGGGAACGCCGACAGATTGGCGTCACAAATGATAAGGAAAGCAAATGAGTAATCGCCTTGATGAACTCGTGAGTCGAATGACAGACCTGGGCACAGAAAAAGCCAACAAAAACCTAATGGCAATGCTTTATGGCAAGCCAGGTAGTGGTAAAACTGTTCTAGCTGTCGGACTCGCAAAGTACATTATCCAGCCCAAACAGAAAGTGCTATACATTGATACCAAAGAGGGCTGGGTGTCACTAGAAAACCACGGAGACCTGATGAAGGACGTAGTGCGTATGGACTACAAAACCTTTGCAGACTTCGCAGTACTAGCTGACGCAATCGCCAAGAAAGAAAAAGGTCTAGACAAGATTGGGGCTGTCGTAATCGATGAGTTTTCTACAGCAGCAGACATGCTGTTGGATGAACTGCACAGAGAAGACGTAGGCTCCAGCAGTGACCAAATCTCGACAGAAGCAGTCGATGCCAGGTTGTACAAACCACTTGGTGACGCTTGCCGTAAAGCTGTTGAAATGTTTCAGAACATTGCAGGGGTACACGTCATCCTCGTATCACACGAACGAGAAGTTGTGGACCACCGCAAAGTTAAGGTAATCAAGCCAGGCTTCACCCCAAAGAACAACGACGGGCTACAGAAGCTGATGCACCTTACCGCCCACCTCACCAACGAAATCAAAGGCCTCGGAAAGAACACCACCTATGACCGGGTTGTGCAATCTCACCCCAGTGCTTTGGTTGACGCAAAGAGCCGCATTGGTGGGCTCCCCCTAACTTCCAGCCCGGAAGAGTTCGTGCAAGTCATTAAAAACTGGCTCTCGAACGACACCACGGGGCTGGTAGCCGAGGCTAAAGATTTAGCCCCGGATGAACTGCCAGAAGAAGGCATCCCCGTCGCAGAAGGATACTCTGATGATGACGAACCTGCCTTTGTTGGCGAAACTAACTGATAACACTGAAAGGTAACAAAATAATGGGACTGTTGGACGATTACGGAATCGACACATCAGAAATTGAAGCACCATCGTATGACCTCGCGGACGGCATCTATGAGATGACTGTCGGAGATGTCTACGTCAAGCAGGGAAGCCAGGCTTACCCTGACCGTTCCTGGGTCATCGTCGAGTACCTCGTCGGTGAAGAGGGCAAGAAGAAGAGCGAACTCTTCGAGCTGCCCGCTGACCCTGAGAACATCACAGACCGTGAACGCCAGAAGCTTGGCTTCTACGTGGCCCGCTTGATGGACCTCGGAGTTGCACGCGACGACGTGAACGGTATCAACCGCGACGACCTTATTGGTTTGGGCGGAACTCTTCAGCTGTATTCGAGCGCCGGTAAGGGCAAGAACGCTGGTAAGATGTTCCAGAACATCAAGAACGTCAAACTGTCTTCTTCTGGAGCTACCCAGCCGGCCCAGAAGACGGCCCCTAAGACCGCAGCCAGCAACCCCTTCGCTGGTTAGGTAACGGGCCCCGTGGCCCTGGTAAGTTACTCTCTTTCCTTACCAGGGCCACACTCTCAAAGGACGGATAATATGAGCGACGCAACTGAAGAACTAAAAGATTTTTACAACTACATGTGGGGGGCTGAAGAAACTGGTACAACCCCCACGTTTGTGTATCTCCCTGTCGAGCACGAAAACAAGTGGACGCCTTACATGTTTGCTTGGCCTCGGCAAAGAGACGGGGTAATACGACACACCCTTAAATGGTCGGCAATTAAAGCCAACGTATTTTTCTCCCCCGCCTTATTTAAGGCAGCCAACCCCGCAAAAGAAAACGTGCTGGGCAGTTACGTACTGTGGGTTGACTTTGACGGTAACGCTCCCAAAGAGTGGCCCTCAGATGGAGAAAATAATGTGCCTAGACCAACTTTGGTGGTGCAGTCTTCGATTGAAAAGCATGAGCATTGTTATTGGAAACTTGACAAGTTCTTGGATGACATTGAAGTATTAGAAGACAGAAATAGAGCTATTGCATATTTGATGCACGCGGATACGTCAGGCTGGGACGCGGACCAAATTCTTCGACCCATTCGTACCACTAATCACAAACGCAATATGCCCGTGATTGTGAAGGAGTGGGAACGTGAAGACGAGGTATAGTCTCGAAGACTTTGCCCACGTGCCAGCGGCACGAAAGATTGTCAGTACAGACATGGTATTGGGGACATTGCCGTCTGTCGATGAAGTTAAAGCTCTGGCTAAGTGGACCCCTGAAATATTGGAGAAGTTTGGTCGAGGCGCGGATTACTTCTCAGGTTTCCCGAAGAAGGACCGGTCCGCGGCCATGTCGGAGCTGGCTCACCTCGGGGCTGAGCTTGGATGGTCAGATGAGCAAATTGGTGCGATTCTGTATGACGCTGATGACCGTTGGGGTAAATACAAAACTCGGCGTGACAGAGAACGTCGTCTGACAGATTTTGTTAATCGTGCCCGACAGAAGCACGGCTACAACTCTTTGGATAATGTCGACTTAGCTAAGTTGATAAGTTCAGCTAATCAAAGTTCTGCTGTCATGGGCGAGTCAAAGCTTGTATATGGGTATCAAGACTTTGTTGATGCTGAGTTTAAAATTGAGTGGGTACTTAAAGATTTGTTGGCGCAGGGAGGCTTTGGGCTTATCACTGGGTACCCGGGGACTGGTAAAACCCAGTTTTCCATTGCTTTAGGGGCGCATATGGCGTTAGGGGAAAAGAAGTTTCTTAATTGGGAGAACGTGGCTGGGAGTAAAAAGGTTTTGTTTTTGTCGCTGGAGATGTCAGCGGCCCCATTGAATCATTTTATGGCGACGATTGGTAAGGCTTACCCAGACAAGAACACCCTGAACCGTAACTTTCTTGTAGCACCTTTTGGCACACCAATTAACTTGGATGCTCCAGAGGGGCAACTATTCTTTGACCAGATAATGAATGACCACATGCCAGACATTCTTATTATTGACTCGTTGCAGAAGGTTGCATCTAAAGAGTTAACTGATGAGCAGGCAGTGAAAAACCTTATTCATTATTTGTCGACTATCAGGTCAAAGTATTCGTGCGCCATGCTGATGATTCACCACAACCGTAAGAAAGCCAATGACGGGCAGAAGAAGGGTGTGGAGCTGTCGGACGTTTATGGTAGTACGTATATAACTACAGACGTAGACTTCGTGCTGTCGTTAAAAGTAATTGAAGGCAACCTGCTGCAAGTAGATATCTTGAAGAACAGGCTTGGGCCTACACCAGACGCCTTTACTATTACCCGAAACCCAGACAACTTAAGTTTTACTACTGACATGGGTAATGTGTTTAATCAATTTAAAAAGGACACTGATTTTGAACTTTGAAAGCATTGAAGCAGAAAGCATGAAAGTTCTGGATTATCTTGCGGGTAATCCAGGCTCAGTAATCTCTTTAGATACTGAAGCGACAGGGCTGCGGGTAGCTGGCGACGATACGTGCATCGGAGTCAGCCTCGCAGCCGTCATTAACGACACGCCCATAAGTCATTACTTTCCCTTTTTTCACAAAACGGGAGAAAACTGCAGCTCTGCGGTTCTGCTTAAGTTAAAAGAAGTACTCGAAGAAGGTAACCACACGCTGGTGTTCTGCAACGTGCAGTACGACATCCTGTCGCTCAACACCATTTACATTTACTTGGACCACACAGATTTTATTGATGTACCCACTGTGGCCCACCTTATTAATGAAAACAAACCATTCAACAAAGGCCTCGATTCGCTTGCCGCCTTTTACCTCAGAGACGAAGGCAAAGTCAAAGACCCCGTAATTGATAAAGAAAAGAAAACAGGTTGGGAAAACACCACCTGGCAAATGATGTGGGAATACGCTGTAAGGGACGCAGAACTCACCTGGAGGCTCTGGGCCCTGCTTCAAGAGCTGCCTCACTGGAAAGAACTACCCGCCGACCTGTGGTCTCACAAACAAAACCTTGTTCGCCTACTTCTGTCGATGAAAAGACACGGTGTAAATATTGATGTACAACTTGCCCAGAAGTATGTACAACTGGGGGAAGAGCACATGGCTCGGCTGCAAGAAGAGCTAGGCGCCAACCCGGCAAGTCCAAAGCAACTGAAAAAGCTCCTTATCGATGACTTAGGGCTACCGATTGTAAAGAGTAGTGTCAAAACGGGGGCGCCTAGTTTCGACAAACAAGCCATGTTAGCTTACGATTCTATGCTTGAAGAGCTAAATTCACCCGTTGCAACGCAAATAAAAGAGTTCAGGGGGTGGCAGAAAGCCGTCAGCGCCGCGTACAGGCCCTATCTTGACCTAGTTGATGTGGATGGTCGACTTAGGTGCAGTTATCGCCTTCACGGGACTGCTACGGGGCGTCTTTCTTGCGCCGAACCCAATTTGCAGCAAATACCCAAATCATCCGACAAACCCTGGAACGGAAAAGTCAAAGACTGTTTCATAGCCCAACCTGGATGGAAATTGATAAACGCAGACTTCAGCCAACTAGAACTGCGTTTAGCTACAGCCTACGCGGGAGAAGAAGAGCTCAAGATTGTTTTTAACGAAGGCCGCGACATTTTTACCGAAATGTCAAAACAATTAGGGATGTCCCGCCACGACACAAAAACACTTGTCTATTCCATGCAATACGGCGCAGGAGAGCAACGACTCATGGACGCATTCAACGTAACCCGAGAACGCTCCAAAGAAATACGTCAAAACTATTTCACCACCTACCCCAACTTCCGCCGATTCAACGAACGATGCACAGCCAAAGTAGAGCAATCAGGAAAAATTAAAATTTGGTCAGGCAGAGAACGACACTTTGAAAACCGTAACGACGGATACAAAGCAATGAACAGTGTCATCCAAGGAGGAGCTGCCGATATTGTAGAGCGAATCATGGTCCGTGCGTTTCAAGAACTAGAGGGGCCGGAGTGTCGGATTTTACTTCAGGTACATGATTCCATTACATTTGAAGTTAAGGAACCAGCAGTACCCCAATATGTCGAGAAGATACGGACACTCATGGAAGACGTAAACGCCGTAACCGGTGACGTCAACTTCGATGTCCGATTTGCAGTAGAGGTAGATAGCTGGGTTCCTGAGGAGGACGGATAATGAACGAAAAAGAACAGTTTGTTGCGGGGATGGCTCACTGCTATCAGTTGCTTGCTCAGGAGCTGCGGGTGAAGCGTGAGGCGTTCCAAACTGTATGGGACTTCTATTACGAGCATGTCGATTTTGTGGGCGACGCTGAAAGCACTTTGTCAAAGGAGTTGGCTTTCGCCTCTAGTGTGATGCAGCATATGGAGAACGCCCTTGAGAGCGCATATTTTGATGAACTAGACAACTATAGGGACAAAATTGAGGACGAAGAATGCTAGTCGTCACCTACGAATGCCCTCACTGCAAATACATTGACAGTGACGAAGAAATGGCAGCAAACCACTGCCTCGATAACAAAGGTCACTTGTGGTAATCAGTGTCGACCCCGGAGAAACAACAGGCATAGCCTACTGGACCGATAAAGGCGAACTTATCGAAAAAGAAATGCTCGGTTTCGAAGAACTATTAGAACGTTTAGAGAGTTTAGAAAACGTAACCACTGTCGTATGTGAAGATTACCGTCTTAGGCAAGGCAAACAAACCGCTCAAACAGGTAGCCGTTTTGTTGCTGTACAAATAATTGGTGCCCTCAAAGCCTACGCAAAACGACACAAAGCAAAAATGGTTCTGCAAGACGCCACAATCCTCACTGTGGCTGCTTTACACAGCGGAGTTAAACGACCCAGCAACCACTCCAAAAGCCACGACACAGACGCATACAACCACGGATACTATTACTTTGAAACTAAGGGCTTACTTCAACCAAAACCCCTGTGATAGAATTTATTGCACCCTCAGTTACCGTCCTAGCTGGGGGTGCACTACTTTATAGAGTAAAGATGGTCCTCAATACGCTTCACTGCGTCTTTAATACTTGAGCCTCCATTAGTTTTAACCTCGTACTCAACACCCTTTAAACGTTCCTCTATTTTATCCAGCCCCTCGGGTAACTCAGAAATAATATCTATCGTATAAACAATTTTCGATATTGTGGGCCAAATTTTCATTAACACACCAATGATGGCGACAATAAGAAAAACGGTCCAAACGATAGGACCATAGTCTGACAAAAATTGTGCTGCTTGTTCGGGACTCATCTCATTCATTCTCCTGGTAGTCGCAGGGCTACCCCATACGTTTTGTCTGACCACAAAGGCCTCATGGTTGTGCCCTTGCTGCTGGAAGCGTCCCAAATCATTCCATTCCCAGCATACACAGCAATATGGCTATTGTCATTCCAAACTACAAGGTCACCTGGGCGAAGATTATTAGTTGTAGTTCTGACTCCTGGGATAGTTGCTGCTTGCCCACTAACTGAATGACTTTGGATATTAAAACCAAGCTGGTTATATACAGACATAACAAGGCCAGAGCAGTCGATTCCCTTAACTGTCCGTCCACCAAGCTGATACGGGGTCCCAGCATAACTAGCAGTTTTGTTGAGTGCCTGCTGTCGAGCGTCGGACAAAGTACCATCGGTTTGATAAGCATTACCAACCTCCCCCTGCACACTAGCATTAGTATCAGCAGCGTTTTGTTTACGAATACGTTCCTGTTCAGCCTGCTTAGCCCGGGCAAGAGCGCTAGTCTGGTTAACCAGTTCAGTGCTTTCCAAAGCAACCCGGTCCAAAGTGTTAATGGCCCCCTGCTCCAACGCACTTATAGGCTCGCCCTGCACATTAATAGCAGGAAAAAACTGCCCACTCATTGTGTCGGGCCTACGCTCCAACTCCGCTTCCTGCTCCTGCTGATTAAATTGTTGCGCGGAAGCGTAAGGGTTAAGGCTTTGCCTGGCCTGAATTGCCCCAGTCATACTCATCGCTGATTTCCTCTAGCTTCTTCTGCAGCCTTATTACGGGCTTCAATTTCAGCATAATTAATGTAGTTAGGTCTACTGTAATCTTTCAACCCAAGACCCGTCACATAGTTAAAGAACGAAGTGGCTTGGTCTACAGGACCCTTATTACCGACAGCGTACTGGTACTGGGGGTCAAAGCCCCCACCAGTCAACAAACTTGCGAGGCTACCTGTAACACTCTGCCCCGAAATACTAGAAATGTAGTTAACTCCTGGTATAGAAGAGTCCACGTAGTCACTGTAATCACGAATTCGAGCTCCCGTACCTAAGCTTGCCCCCGCGAGCAATTCAATAGGTGCTCGCAACAACGGGTTAGTGGCCCCGACGACACCCCTGATTGGGTCTGGGCCGAGCATGTTAAACACATCCCACGAAGCAATACCGGGGCTAATACCGTAGTAACGCCCCCCAACTTCAAACATGGGCCCCTGCATCTCTTCCTGCAAGAAACTGGGGAACAGTTGGTCGTCAGGGAAGGGGTCGTACAAAGAATTGGGGTCAATGCCCATCGCAATACCAAAGTTGTAAGCAGCTTTGTTAATTGTTTGAATACGGTTAGGGGCCATAACAGAAGCCTCACCCAAAGCGGTCACGGCCCCACGAGTCCAAGAATAAAACGGGATTACACGACGCATATACTTAGCCTCAAACGCCGACAACTGAGAAACATCGGGGTGATACTTCATAACTCGTTCACCCGCAAAGTTAAACAACTCATCAATGTTTTTAGGTTTAACAAGTTTGCCCAGCCTACGAACCATAAACTCGCCGTCTTGAGCTTTATGGATGTACTGAATAAAGTGCTGCAAACGTGCATAATGGTCACGGTACTCCGACACGCCCATAACAAAATTTTCTACTTTACCGCCACGAGCAGCCGTCCCCACACTACCTACAGCAGCAGCTTTCTGCAAAAACCTACTAAATTTAGAGGCCGTCACATCAGCGTCATAAAGGTCCTCAATAATAGCCGCAGGTGGAAGTAAGCCTCGTTCTTTAGCGGCCTGCAAAATTTCGTTCGCAGTAATTTTGCCAAATTTACCGCTAGCAATAACAGTGCTTTCCCGAGGAATCGTAACGCCCTCTTGCGTCAACGTCCGCAAAAGGTCTACCCCGTCATACTGGTTAGTTAAAGACATAACTTTAAAAGCATCGCGGCCCGAACGAAGGAAGTGTCGGGTGCCTTCGGCAAAATACGTAAACGATAGGTCGCCCACCATGTTACGGGTGTGGTGGCCTGGTCGGGGAAGCGTAATCGCATACTTCCACGTGTTAGTAATTGGGTCCATGTACTTGTTAATAAATTTACCGAAATCGCTAGTCAACCCACGGCTTTGAGAAGCGGCGGTATCGATTGCCCTAAACACTTCAGCAACTTCTTCAGGGACAAACACCTCTTCTTGAATAAGACGCCCATAATGCGACTTTTCTTTACCCAGCAAAGGTACGTACCCAGCTATCTTTTTGTCGCTGACAAGGTTAAATGACTTGGCCTTAGAAAGAAACTTCTCAACAAACGACACATCCGCAGCCATACGCCCAGCAGCCGCATTCATACGACCAATAAACTCAACCGGGTCTTTAACATTCCATGTACGCCACTGGTTAGCCGCAGCAGTCAACTTATCAGAAGCCTGGCCTTTTCGAACAGCGTCGCTCGCCTGCCCAATATCAAAATAGATACCATTGGGTGGGGTTACGTTATCGCCCAACACCCGGTACTGGCCTAGCATGTCGTTAATGTACTCCATACCAGCCCCTGTGCGGAAGAACTGGTTACCGAGGACAGCGTTGGCGTTATTAGGGCTAAGGTCAAACAGCATAGCCATGTGCTTGCTGAGGTCATCTTCGACAGCCCTTAAAATTGTGTTTGCCGGGGATGAAACACCTGGGCGCTGAAGGTTACGGAAACCCTGCATCAAAACAGTAGTTTTACCGTCATCCAAATACTTGGCGTACTCTTCGTTCCTGGCAATTTTAGTTAAACTCTTAACGCGGTGGTTTACAAACTCTCGCATAGCAATACCCTGACCGTGGTAAGTCATCCAACCCCACAAAAAGTCTTTAGTATTCATACCATATTTGCCATTTAATGCGCGGTTAAGGGGGTCCAAAATACCTTTAAAACCACCCCAAATAGAACTGTAACCCTCAGACTGTTCTTTGCGGAAAGAAGACGAAGTAGCGTTGTCGCCAATCTCCTGACCAGCATCCTGCTTCAAAGCCTGAGTTTGAGCGTCATCTGTCGGGTCCGTGCCTTCCCGAGTAATCTTCTCGGCACCCTCATCGTAATCTTTAACAACCTTGTCGGTCTCGTCCATACGCTCTTTTTGAGCTTTTTTAACAGCAGCTTTGTTTTCTGCTTTAACCCCGTCAGCAAGGTCGGCACTGGCCTTAGCCATGTTAGCCACACGGTCACCCAAAGCTGCTCGAACCGCAAGTGTGGAGGCTACGACAGAAGCGTCAAAAGCGTTTAAGACTTTACCAAAATCTTTATTCATGTTGCCAATTTCTGCTGCGGCACGAATTGCGTTAGCCGCTTCTTTAGGTGTTTTTGCCAAACGCATAAAGTTTTCTGCTACTGGAGGAACAATTTGACCAATTTCAGCATCGACCAAAGCAGTCATACGCTTAGCGTTCTCTTCAGCTATTTGTGCAAAAGCTGTGCGAGAAGCCATAATTGCGTCAGCAAATTTAGCCGCAGCAACCTCTCTTTCGTAAAACTTTCTGTACCCAACAGTTTTACCGTTCTTAATATTAGGCTCGTTGCGAATTCCGACAGGAGCTTCAGGAACCTTCTGGCCCTTACCAATCGGGTTATGCCCAAAGTAGCCCTCAAAATCGTCAGAAGAAAGCCAGTTAGGAATAACTCCCTCTTCGCCATCTTTACGAATGTTTCTTCTCGTGTTGCTTTTAAGCACCTCTAATACGTCATCTGTCGTACCGCCGGACAACGCAGTAGCTACAGCATCCATAACTTTGGTATAAGCCGTTCCTGTAGTGGCATTGTTAAACAACAAATAAAGCCAGTTTGCTTCCGCAGACAACGAATCAGCTGCCACGCCAAGGTCTTGAGCGTTAGAAATCAAACCAGCTTTAAGACCCTCAAATATGTCACTCCAACGCAAAGCATAAACCTTGCCACTGACAGGATGGTCAATTACAACAGGTATCCCTTTAGACTCCAGCACCCGTTCCATTGCCCTAGTAACTTCAATAATGTAATCGCCTTGACGCCTAGCCAAAGCATCCCCCAAATAAGGTTTATTTGTTTTAGGGTCCACAAAAACAGGTTTTTTCTTGTAAACAATTTCGCCCGCACCATCCACCTTTGGAACACCGCTTTTAAGCATCACAGGCACGCCCTTAAAAAGCTCGCCCACCCCCAAAAATACTTCACGAATAAACGTGTATTGAAAATGCGAATTAGCCTCTTCTAAGTTACGGCCCTTCCCCAAACCCCACTCAGTGTTGTTTCGATTTTTACCGTTATTAGTAAGCTCAGGATATTCCTTAGTAACGATTGCCTCGTCAAGCATTTTCTTGCCCGCAGCAAACGCCCGACCCATAATCCCAATTCCGTAATCAACATAGGCGTCGTCTTCAAAATAAGTACTAGCTTTCAACTGCTGACTAAACTGCTCCACAAACGTGGCATCATCACTCAAATTCTCAACAGCCTTAACAACAGTCTCGGGAGCAGCCACCGGCAACGCATCAATCTTCTTAGCAACAGCCCCCTCAGCCGCAACCCGAACCTCAGGACTAATATCAAAACGCTTCAACAACTCCGCCCGAACACCCCCCCGGTCCATAAACCCAAAAATAGGCACCATACCACTACCACTCAAAATACTTTGAACCTCATCAATAAGTATGCTCAAATTAGAGTCCTGCATAGCCCGCAAATCAGCCAACAACTTAGGCCCAAACAACAACTCAGCCTTAGCCAACCCCTCCGCCGACAAAGCATTTAACTTCTCCGACAAGCTCAACAACACAGCACCCTTAGCAGCCGCCGCAGTCTCACGGGCTGTCGGAAGATTTACAAACTCCTGAGGGAACAACGCAGCCTTCTGAGTTGCAAACGCCTGAGGCTTATCAGGGAAGAAGTTATACCAACTATTCTGCCCACGAGTTTCCGTAGTCAAAACCTGCCGAGCCTTCATCGAAAACATTGAAGAGTGAGAAATCCAAGCCCCCTCTTCACCAGCAGCCTTAAAATTACTGCCCGAAGCTGCGTGCCCAAAAAACTCATGCACGGCACGGAAAATGTTGTTCTCCTCAGCAGTCATAATAGGGTGAGGGTCTACCTTAAAATCAGCCACACTGTCACGAACAAACAAATGCTTGTTGTTTACAACATCTTCAATCATGGCCTTTGAGTTAGGCACCATCTCACCATTTTTACCCACAACGTTGTAAGGGTCAGCATCAACAAAATCGACCTTAATACCCAGCTCTTTAGTCATGTACTCGTACTGCTGACGAGACTCCTTACCCAAAGCCGCATAAGCTTCGCGTACAGCCGGGTTAGTAGGGTCACTCACCAAATCATCATAAACACGAGCAATTTCCTGCGCCCTAGGGCTAACCCGAGTCTTAGAAAAATCATGTTTCAACGTAGGAAGCTTCAAAGCCTTCTTAAACTTAGCAATATAAGCATCTTTAAACTTGCCTAAAGTCTCACGAGCGTTCTCATACACAGCCGCACTTACAGTGCTTTGAGGGGCCGACTCCTTAGCCAAATCCATATCTTTAATAGCAGCTTCCGACACCACAGCGTCATCATCCAACAAACGGCCCGTAACTGTCGCCCGCTTACCGGCTGTAATCTGTTTCGCATAAGGAAGATAAGCTCCCTCTTTAACAGCCGACAAAACCCCAGCACGAACATTCTGGCTAGTCCGCAAATTACGGGCAACCTCTAACGCCTGCCCCAAAGTTTTAATCCCGCGAATAATCTGTTGGTCGTCGCGCGTGTACAAGTGAGCCGTATCACTAACCTTAAAAGGAATATCCTCAATTTCACCGTTTTTAATTTTTTGAAGCACCTCAGTCTGCCAAGTAGGGTAACCAACAACCTTAGGGGCAGCAACCTTTTCAGCTTTAGTAGCCGCCTGAACAACAGGCTTAGAAAGGTCCGTCAAAAACTTCAACGTAGAAGCAGCAAGCTTAGTACCATCCGGCAAAGTCTTAGCCTGCACAAGGTTTGCAACAGCTTTAGAGGCAGACTCAGTAACATTAAGTCCCCCCTTAGCCCCCTCAGCAATGTTCTTAGTTACCTCAGAACCAATAGAAGAAGCCGGAATGTTATCAACAACCCCACCCTCAGCAACCTCACGAACAGCAGTGTTCTTAGGTGCAATACGATAACCATTAGCTCCACCGGCAGGGCGTTGCCCCTCACCAACCTCAACCCAATCCTTTTTACTCCGGCTCTTCGCCCGGGCAGCATCCAAAGCTGCCCGAGCTTCCTCAGCACTATTAAACGTCTGAGTGGTCCCCGCCTTGCTTTTACCCGCGTACAAAGTCAAATCGTAAAGTTCGGGAGCTGCTGCATCTGTCGGAGTAACCGTGCGGCTCAAAGCTTGGCTAACCGTCTCAGCAGTCTTCTTACCAGCCTTACTAGCCGTACCCGCAACACCCTTAGCTACATCACCGATTTTGTCGTAAACGGCTGCCGTCTTAGCCCCAGCTTTAATAAACCCGACACCGGGAATCCACGACAAGGGGTCTAAAGCTACGTCCCCGACAAAACCAACAACACCTTTAGTTACAGGGTCAACGTTGTTTTCAACATCAACATAATTAGGGTCGTTTCGGTAAGAAACATCTTGAGCTTTTTCAATAAGGTCTGCCCAGTAAGGCTTATTCTCATCCTTGTCGGAGAAAAAGCCTGTAAAGGGGGCTGCCAACAAACTACCTACAGGGGCCAGCTTTTCCCCAAAACTAACATCCCCGCCAGCTGCCTCCTCCATACGAATAGCATCGTACTTCTCAGGCATCTCCAAAGCCTTCTGCACAGGATTGCTAACAATACGTAGCGGACGGCTAAGAATGTCAACAAAGCGACCCAAAAAGCCCATCTCGTTAGGCTGGTCAGCGCGTTTAGGGAACCCGACAGGTGCCGGAGTAGAACTAGCCGGTCCTTGCGACCCTAAAAGTTGGGTGTAATAATTTGAGAACTGGTCAGGCGTTTGTGGCACTTCAGCCATCGTAGCTCCTAACCTATACCAAACCTAGCTTGGGCTGAATCCAAAGCTGCCATCGCTGCCTGCATAGCTTCTTCATCTGACCCGTAATCTTGACGAATCTCTTGCCACAATGTTAGCAGTTTATTTTGTTGAGATAGCGTGTTATCAGCAGCAATCTCTGCCGCCTTCAAAGCCATCTCCTGCTGAGCAATAGCCGGAGCATCCATAGCAGCCTGCAAATTAAGCGTCTGCATCTGCTGCTCATAAGGCGACAAAGCCCCCTGCGTCTCCATCAACTGAGAATCAGCCAACTGACGTTGCAACGACTGCAAAATAGCGGCGTTCTGTTCCGTACCCTGCTGCTGAGCAACCTGAGCCATCTGAGAACCAAACCCGCCCGCAGAAGCACCATAACGTTCCGCAGCCGACAACCCCGCACCCCGTCCCTGCTCCAAAGCAGAAATGTCCTCTGCCTGCGCCAACGCTTGTGTCGGAAGAATCTGCGAAGCAGCATCCTCAATACCAAGACGGGCCATCTGGTCAGCAGCCTGTTGCTGAGCCGAACTATAAGCATCCGCAATATTAGCCGAAGCGGTGTCGTAACCTGCACCAATTCCTGCAGTAGCGCCCCCATAAATGTCGTTAAGACGGGCAACGTTTTCTTCAGCACTGGTACCCAACTGGTTGTACATTGCCTGAATCTGTGCGTTAAGCCCAGCGGCTTGGTCGGTCAGCGCTTGCCGGTAACTACTGTAATCAGGTCCTGTGTACCCACCCAATAGTTGAGAAGCTGTTTGAGGGCCCCCACCCGCCGACATAAAAGGAACCTGCCCGGTATCCATAGCATCCTGACGGCCCTGGCCCATGCCCGCAATAATGGCGTCCATAGCCCCCGGGCCTGTAGGAACTTGCGCACTTGAAGCCTCCCCCGTCCCGGGCAACAAGTATGCGCTAAGTCTTTCTTCAGGGGCGGGCAATCTTTCAGCCCCCACAATAAAACGACCTAAATCCTCTAAAGGGTCAAGAAATGTTGTACGAGCCGCCCAGGCCGCCGCGCCAGGAATTGTGTCCCGTAAAAACTTGGGCAACCCCCGCCTGTCGGAAGGTTCCATAGTAGGTGCAGGCTGGCCCTGAGCTAAAGCACTAATACCGCCCGCGGCACGTAAAAACGGGTTTAGCGACTGACTCAGTTGTGGCTGACGCTCATTTATGAAATTGCCAAAAGCTGCCAAGTCGCTACCGGGCTTTTTCCAAAAACCTTTATCTTCCTCGGTCTTTACTTTTACTTCTTCTCCAGGGGCCATTAGGCAAATCCTCCCGCACTAGCAGCATTAATAGCAGCCCGCATCTGCGCATCACGTTGAGCCTGCTGCTCACGCTCAGTAGCAGAAGTCCTCTGCTGAGCAATATCCGTAGCCAAATCCTCCGCAAACCTAGAACGACCAGTCTCCATCGAAGTCAACTGCTCCTGCAAACGGTTTTGGAAATCAGCAAAGTTCTTAGCAAAGTCGCTAGACCGCAAAGTACCTCGTGCAGCAAAATCGTCACGGGTAGACCTTGTTCCACGAGCTGCCGTGCTAAACGGGTCATATTGACCCTCAATGTCAAACGCTCCCGACACAGGCTGGACAAGTGGTTGTTCGCCTTGAGCGTTAGCTGCCGACATTAACGCCCTGGCCCGGGGTGCTTCAGCAGGGGTTTCCAAAAGGTTAGGCATGGCAGTGAAGTCGCTGCCTGGGCGGTAACCAAGTTTGTTTAACCCTGTCGTGTAGTCGATACCGTAACGGTCACCACGTTTTTGTGCGCCGGTTTCGTAGTCTTGGAGGGCTCGTTGGATGGACGCAATTTGTGCGTTGTAGTTGGAGTCACGCCATTGTAAAGGCTGTGGTTTGCTGGGTGTAGGTTTGGGGGCCGGGTTAGGGGTAGGTGGGGGTTGGTCAGTGTCAAGAGTGGGGGTGTTTCTCCCAAACAGTATGTCTCTCTCTTCTTTAGAGGGGAGCCCTGTACCCGTAGACCGCCAAATAGCCATTTTTTGTCCCGCAGGTTTAACAGTCGCAGGAGTGTAATTAGTACGAGTCTGGTTAGGAGGCTCGCCAGCACGCTTTTTAGCAGCTGCTATGCGCTCAGGCTCTCCTTTTTCTATTTGGCGAATACTAACCATTAGCGACCACCCTGCAAATACCGCATAAACATTTGAAAAGGATTAGTACCCCCAAACACTGCGTCGCCAAGGTCATCAGCAGGTTTATTGTAAGGAGCGATCTGCTCAGGCGTCATGTTAGGAATATCCGAAACCCTGGGCCCCTGCGGAGTACGAGTCTGCATAGGGGGCTCACCAGAAAACCCACCCATTTGAAGCTGCTCCATCAAAGCCCGTATCCGAGCCTGCTCAGGAGTCATCTGCTGAGGAGAAGGAATATTGCCGCCAAAACGAGTTTTACGGCGTCCCGGAGGCTCGCCATAATCTTCATCGCCGGGATACGGCAAACGTTCTCCATTGGGTCCAATTGGCATAATAACTCCTAAGAAGACGCCTTACCAGGCGCAGACGACAAACGGTTCATCATAGCCCGCTCACGAGCCTTACGCTTCATTTCCTCATCGTCCCGCATCCCCTTCTGAGGAGCAAGGCGGTTACCCATAGCGGATTTGTCACGGTACATTATGAAAGTCTCCTCATCAAAGCATCACGCCTCGCAGCGGCCTTGTTGTCTCTAATAGTATAACCCGCCCTATCAGTAACCTTACCAACAGTTGGCATAGGACGTCCACTACCATAATGTTTCTTACCCACAAACGACGAATTAAACCCACCACCTGCTTTAGGAGGCTCACTAAACTGTTTGCGAATGTTTTGCATAACCGTATTCTAGCCTATACACTACGTAATTTCGGCAGAAACAGTCTGTTTCGGGTTTACGTAAGTCATCAAAGAAAAAATACGTGCCGGGGCAGAGCTACTCGAACCATTTGTCGTGTGTTCAATAGTGAAATAAATTTGCCTAAACCGCAAAGATTTTAAAAACTTCACAAAGATGCGGGTAAACGCAACACTCGTGTCAGTAACTGTCGTAGCAATCGGAGGAGTACCGCTAGAGGGGCTGCCCCACGTAAACGACAACTCATCCTGCCACGTAGCACTGTCATACAACTCCTGCCACGTCGTCGCAAACACGTGAGAAATAACATACGCCGTTCCCGTAACACTGCCCTTAAACGAAGCATCCAAACCCCACCAAAACAAACGCTTATATATAGAACTAGCCTGATAGTTAAAGTTCTTCGTCTGAATGACACAATCCATGTTTTCTTGAACATCTGCATACTCGTCCGTAATTTGGAGCAAGGGGGCTACCCTAGTGCCCCCACTCGCTACAGCAATGTTTGAATGAGTCAAAACAATCGACTTATCTTCGCTATTACTACGCGGAAGCATTTTACACAACGACCCATACTCGTCAGACCGCCACGTAGTCCACGCCCGAGTTCGCAAACTATACACAAACATTTGGTCAAAATAAGTAAACACAATACGCCGGTTAAACTCCGACACAGCATAATTATTGTGCAACCCCGAAGTAGCTGTAGAAGTGAACGGAGTCTTCACATTAATCTGATTAGCCCTATTATTTGTAAACTCAAACGCTTTATCGTCGTACATAAAATAAATGTAACTTTCAAACTGCGTAATCGCATACCGAGAATTCAACCCAACCGTAGGCACAACCAACGACACTACCGCAGCTGCAGGGTCAGACGTGTACTGCAACCCATAAATAGACGCTGTACGAAAAATTAGCAAAGTGTTAAAGTACACCACCAACTGCACAATGTTTTGTCCGTCCCCCGTACCAATGTCCACAAAATCGTTAGTTGCCTGCCACAAAGAAGGGTCTGCAATAGTTCTAGACCTGTACAACCGAGTACCCTGGTTTGCACTATCCTTACCTTTAGCAACCCACAAACGGCCCTTAAACGCCACAATCAAATTACCCTTAGGCATATTACTGTCGGTAGTAAAACTACCTCCAGGGGTCCAATACCCGCCAGGGTTAGTAGAACCGACAGGGGCCGTCAACCAAGCTTTATCATCAAACTGTACAAACCCCGCAGCCGCAACGGTGCTCGTAATAAGAACCCAAGCAGTACCATTAAAATAATAAGTTTTACTGTCCCCATCAGAAGCCAACAAATAAGATACCGTCTCAGACACTTGATAAGTCCCCAAAAACTCGATATCCCCAGCAGCTTCCAATGGAAAATCAATGTCTAAATCTTCAATCGGGGGGCGTGACTTTAAAGACCCGTCAAGGTCTAATTCAAAATTTTGACAAACAGTGAGTTCGTTGTCAGCAATGGCTGTGGGGTCGCTGAACGTATTAAGGCCACCAACAAAAGGCCCTACCTGTATAGACGCTCCCGGCATAGCCTCTCCTAAATAAGTTCGTAGACAGTGCCTTTTTCGTAAGTCATGTTCTGACTTAACATTTCGTTCTGACCCCGCTCGGCAATGCTGGAACTAAACTCGGCTTGCTTAGCCGCCATCATTTCAGGGTTTTCGTCCATCTCATAGGCACGCATAAGTACATAGTTCACTACATCAGTGAAGCAATCGTCAGGAACCGACAAAACATCAGTAGTAGTCACTGTGACATCTGTCGGTTGTGCAAAATATCGAATGCTCATTGTGTAATCTTTGTTAGGAATAGGCCAAAAAGTAATATCCCCCGACCAGCTGTACCAAAACTGAGGAGCCCCAATTTCCAAACCTTCCGGGTCCGACAAAGAAATACTTTCCTCCGCCTGAGCAACACTGATGTTACCAATCCTGCGACCATTCAAAGAAATACTTGCAACAGTATTAATTAAAGGGGTAACCGAAGTAAGACTGTACGTGGATGTGCCCGCCACAACCGAAATAGTTGCTGTAGCGGGGATAACACCAGCGGCTTCCGCAATTTCATTCTGGGCGTCGTTAATCCAGCGAACAATGTCAGCGTTTGTAAGTTGTACGCCGGACTCGTCACCAAAAGCACGTTTTACATAGTCGTAGATTTGTCCAACCGTTTTAGTAGGATTGCTATACGTCATCGCTCAAACTTCTTTCCGTTATGGGTGACTGTGTGCTTCTTGTCGCGTCCACCGGAAGCCAAAAATTCGATATGTTCGAGTCTATCCTCAATATCGTCTTCTTGCCTCTTCATCTGAAGTAATTGTTTTGCGTTCTCTTCAGCCTCAATCCGTTTCAAAACGTTTTCAGCTCCGTGACGTACCACGTCACCGTCAAACAACCACGCAACAATTTTGTGGGGCTCCTTCATATCCTCGGGCGACAGGAAACGCACGATATATTCTGGCATATTGTCCGGTTTATCGAGGATAGCCCAAGGCTTTTTCTTTTCCTCAGGCTCCGTTCGCTCTTTCTCGGGAATGTAAATTAGCGAATAAGTAGGTTTTAGGTCCTGTAACACCTGTGCCAGACGCACATGGTCTTCGCTAACAAACTCTCCAAGGTCAGAGTTCCAAATTTGAGCTGATTGTCCTAGTGTAATAGTCATGGGTTTATTTTAGCTTATTCGCCGGCTAAAGTACCCCAAGTCACCCCATCAGCGGGGATACCGGCATCACCGTTAACCCAAGTGCTGGAACTAGATTCGTACACAAGTGCTTGACCGTTGGTAGGAGTAGTAATGTCTGCCGACAGAATCTCCTTACCCGCATTGTCAGAATAAAAGCGGTGCTCATAGTCTGCAAGGCTGAGGCCTTCAGGAAGTTCTGAGGCTGCTTGGTAAAAAACAAGTTTGTTTTCCATTATTTCTCCTAAAAATAAAGAACGCCCTGACCCCATTATAGGGCCAGGACGTTCTTTATGCGAAGCTCTAGGCTTCCGTGATGTCCGAAATCAGCCCGTGGCTGTTACGGCGGTCAGTACCAAGCTCGTGGTACTCAACCATGCGAGCGTAGTATGCGTCGTAATCACCATTGGAGTCACGAACCTGCTTCCACATTGAACCATCACGGTCAATGAAGTGCCAGTCTTCGTCACGGTAGTAAGTGAGCGCATCTTCGTTCACAAACCACTGCTTACCAATCGGTGCATCGGGGTCAGCTACGACAGGGATTTCTCCGCGGTCAGTAGTGAACGCGAGGCCAGAGAATCCACCAGTGAATTCCTGCGTGTTAACCGTCTGACGCAACTGCGAAAGAAGGTTGAAGTACGCACGGCGAACACCGAGCGACTGCAGGATAAGGGAGGTCGAACCACCCTTAACACGGATGTCATCTGCCATCTTAATCATCAGGCTCTCCGACAAAGCGCGTGCGGTTCCACCGTTAGCGTTAACGGAAGCTTTCCACTCAGGCTCAGTCGAGGGGTCGATGTTGTAGAGGGTACCGGAGTCGCTAATGATAGCGGCAAGACCAGTAAGCTCACGGTTACCACCAGCAGCCACACCAGAGCCCTTGCGGACAATGATGTCAGCAGAAGCAGTAGCGGTACCGGGAGTAGTCGTGAAGGTAACAGTGTTGGCACCAGCGGTGAGGTCTACAGAGGACACAATCAACCCTGTGTTGTCAACGGTGTTACCCGTCTGAGTGTCGACGACCATACCAATCTGGAACAGACGTGCATCAGCGACAGGAACGACAGCACCAGTGTTAGCACCAGTAGCAACGCCAATAGCACCGTTACCGGTACCGTAAATCTGGCGGTTCATGTCCTTCTTCAGGTCGTTCTTCAGACCCTCAACCTCGTTGTCCAAAGCCTTAGCAAAAGCTTTAGCATCGGTGTCAGAGAGGCTGATAGCCTGCCCGGTCAACTGAACTCCACCATAGGCGTATTTCAGTCCAACACGAGCTGCAGCGTGTCCTTGCTGACCGGGGGTCGGCAAAGCCTCGGACTCGAAACGAGATCCGATACCGCTGTTACGGCGTGTGTGAATGGGGAAAGTAACATACTTTCCACCAACTTCGTTGGTGACACCAGAACCACTGCGAGTAATACGCTTCAGAGCGACAATTTCGTCGCTCAGCTGCTCGCGGATACGTCCCTGGTACACCTCCTTGAGATATGACTCAATAGTTGCAAGGGTTGCAGCCATTTTATTTCCTTTCTGTAAGAAAGGAGATTAAACCTTTAGTTACCGGCCTTGTTCAAGTGAAGAAGCAATAAGACTTTGCACATCGTTTCTTGACAACTTTCCGAGCGGTTTAGCCTGTTGTCCACCAGGCATACCCCCCGAAGTGGGCAGCAATTTTGGGGCCGAATCTCCTGGTCGCGGTACTGCGCGAATTCGGTTTACTGTTTTATCGACATACTCATTAGCAACTTCTGACAGTTTTCCTGCCTTACCGCTACTTTGAAGTTGAAACGCCGCCCGCATCAAAACTTCCCGCACATCGTCCTCCGAAAAGTCCGGGTGTGCTTGCTTAAGTGCGCCGATTTCCTGTTCGAGTACGGAATCTGCTTCCTGCTGAACCCTTACCTGCTCCTGTTGGGCAAGAAACTGCTGCATTTGCTGCTGCTGTTGCTCCAACTGTGCCAAGCGAGGATCTTCAGGGGCTTCTCCGTGCTCATCTGTAGCTTCTTCATCTACCGCATCCTGCATTTCTTTAGCAGTTTCCGGTAGTCGACCATTTTGCTTTAGGAATTCACCTAGAGCGTTGTAGATAACTTCAGGTTCTGTGTCGAGTCTCTGAGCAATTGCAGAATAGTTCTGTAACTGTTCAGGTGATCCCAACCCAGAATATTCCTTAAGCTGTTGATTTAACGAAGAAATACGAGATTCCGCATTCTTGTCAAAATTCTTAAGGTCATCCTGAATGCTATGGAAGCTAACAGGGTCGAGTTTTGTACGCAAAGACTCCCAAGCGGGATTGCCTCCTGAAGAATCAACTTCGGGAGATGCCTCCGCTGTTTCTACTGGCCCTGAAGAATCCGACACTTCCGGTTCTGTGTCAATCTCTGTACCTGTAGGTTCGTCCATTTTGTACTCCTTATCGCCGTACCTCCCAGTGAGGCCCTAGCATTGTGGATTTAGTTTACTATATTTAGTTGTTATTTACACACGTTCTAAGAAAGAGCGTGAATTGCATACGTCAAATCGTTGTAAGTCATTTTAAGGACTTCAGCGTTTGTGTACGTGGTTGCGTCGATAGCCTGTAGCTCAGTCTTAAGTTGAGCTATCGTCTTACGACCATAGTTTCTTGTAGGACGGTACTCCATTTGAGGTACCGTGCTGGCAATAACATCAAAATCTGCCATAATTATACTCCTTGCGGTTGTTCAGGGGCCATATCGGGTACAGCCCCATTAGGTGCCATCATAGCACCTGCACCCATCTGAGGACCACCAATAGGCACTTCCATGTTATCCCCGCCAAGAGGGGGCCCACCCTCTTCCGTCCCATCACCAGGAATTGTTTGCAAGAACTGTTGCAACTGTTTCTGCTGCACAATCTGCTCGTGCATAGCCACGTGGTCTGCAAACTGCTGTTTAAGTTCGTCAGGCAAAATTTCGTACTCTTGTGACATACGGAACTTGTTATGCGTTTCAATATGGACTTCGTGGACATCAAAATCATCGACAGGGACGATCAGCGGTGTCGGCATGTTCTGCAACTCTTGCATGATCGTAGGATCAGCCATAGCCTCCGGCGGAATCTGAGTCATCAATTCTTCCATAGCCTGCTGGCGAGCCATTTCCAAAACATCTTCTGTAAGCATTTTCATTTTAATGTTTTCTCGTTGCGCTTTACGTTCAGCCACATTGAGAGTGTCCATAATTTTCTGTACCCCGCCAATTTCCAACATGCGAGCAGCCGCTGGCTGGTCAATGATGCCGACAGCAAACATATCCATCACACGAGCTTCTTGAGCAGCTTTAGACTTCGCAAAGCTAGAACCAGGCTCAATACGAATATCTGTACCCGAAGCAATATCGGCACCTTGCAACAACATTGTGTCGAAAGCACCATCAGCACCAATCGTGCGAATCTTCCGAGGAATGTCAACATACTGCACAAACAACTCAATAGTTTGTATAGCAATCTTTTCCACACCAGCCTCAATACTCTGGAACTGTGGTGTCAGATACTGGTTAGACGCTTCCTGCAAATAAGAAATAGCGGTACCGGAAGTAACACCCGGAGGTGTGTCACCACGCGACACTTCCCTTTCACCAGAAATATCAATCCAGTCATTCAAAATACGATCCTGCTGCTCCAAATAATATTGAGGCAGCGGCGACAAAGGCAACGGCTGAGGCGGTGGCATGCCAGGCTTGTACTGAATCACCAAACCAGGCTCATTCGTCAACTTAGATGGAACAATAGAACCCATTGGTGCGATCAGCTGAGGCTTAGCCATGCGACGTCCGGCTTCAGAAATTTCGGATCGCAACCCGTTGTATTCTTTCTGCAACTGTGACAAGTCGACAATGGGGCTATCTGCGTAGAACGTGGCTGTGGGGATGTGCTCAAACTTTGTAAACGGATACATGTTGTGCCCGTAAGGAAAACCGTCTTTGTACACGCTGATCAGAATGTCGTCGACAGTAACGATGACGCCACCTTCGGGCATAAGTTTGTGTGCTCCGGGCTTAATCCACGTTTCGTACACAATCACACTGTCAGGTGCTTTGTTGTGCCCCAAGTTCAAATAGGCTTCATCCAAAATTTGGTTGGCACTGGAAACGCTGGGAGACAACTTAATATCACCCAATTCTTTGGCGAAATAGTATTGTGCCCATTCGACAGTCTTTGTGTAAGCGTTAATAACAAAAGGTTGGTCTTCAATGTCTTGTTCGCGGATGTCGGGAACAAAAAGATGGAAGGGTGTGACGTGCCCGAACTTGATGTCCCCCATTTCACCAGAAACTTTGTCTTTACAGTAAGGGTCCCAATGTGTTTTTAGGAATCCGTTGCCGGTAACAATGGTCCACCACGTTGCACGGGACACGTGCTGACGCAACTTTTTAGACTCACTAATTGATGTCCAGGCTTGTTCAGCGGCAAACGCAGCACGCTGGTCATCATCTTCAGACGATGCGGGGATAGCTTGCGCCGTTGGAAAAGACGACAACATTTTTGACATTTCCCAACGAACATAAGACCTAATACGGTTAATAGTTTTACGTTCGTGGTAGTAAGGCTTCCGAGGTGTAAACAACTTGTCTTTGTAACCGTCAGGAAAGTTACCGCGTGTCTGCTCAACCCAGTGATGCCCATAAAACATTGACATGTTGTGAAACCATTGCAGCTGTTTTTGAGAACGAGCAGTTTTAGCTTTAGTCCATTCAGACTGTACCCAAGCAACTAGCTTGCGGGCTTCTTCGCTTTCACGGTACTTATCAAGGTTCAGCCCGTCTTCGGGTAATTTAATTACTGTAGAACTCTGGGTCAACCCCGGTGAGTTCTGCGAATAACTGTCTGGCGTCTCGGGCATCTAAATCTTCTCCTGCTGCTAAATTCGGGTTTCGACTAGCAATTCTTTCCGCCTCAGCCTCGTCGGATGGGTCATAGTCCTGGTAACCACTATAATCTAAAGTTTGATTCATCGCTTGAATTTGTTGAAACGCTAGTGGATCGCTTGATGCCACCAGTGCTTGCGCTTTCTCGTTCAACTTCGCCAACGTTTGAACCGTCTTGTGGTTCTCCTGCTGCTGTGTCTGAAGAACCTGGGACTGCTGCGCCAGCAGATTGTCCACTACCTTCTGGTGCCAAAGGTACTGCAGCACCAGCAGTGTTAGTAGAATCAATGAGAACACGCTCGACAAAATTATTGACAACATCGTTTTTTAGCTCCTTAATAGCTTCGTTATAGCCACGGTCATACCATTCTTTTTCTTGTAGTTCGACAGAAACAGGTTTTGCTTCGTCGAATAGCCCAGCAAGCTGAGCCATTTCGCGGATAACGTCCACCGCAAGGTATAGCCGTCCCCGGTCAATTACTTTGGTGCTCATGTCAATACCGGTATCGATAAACGGTCCGACAGAAGTTCGTGTGATGTAACATACGCCGGGATCTTTAGCCGGTGCGTTTATTACTGAGTATCTACTGGTCATTAGTAATATCCTCCTATGACGGTAAGTCCGTCCTCATTCGTTGCTTTGTCTTCTGCGAACTCGACGTTAGGGTCTTCTCGCATCTTCAACAACAACTCCTCATACCTTAGCGTAGTTGGAGCTTCTTCGGAACCACTAGCGTCTACGTAAGGGGTCAGATCGGGCCTTGTCGTAGCAAAGTATCGTGCCGAGTCAAAAGCGTGATCATCCTTTTTGTGGACAACTTCCTGCTTATTCATCTCATACGCCATTTTGTCGGAACTATATGACGACCACCGCAGTTTCTTCATCTCACGAATAAAGTTGGGGCAGTTACGGGAAACAACCCATTTAGGCCTGTTTTTACCCCAACGGGTGTCACCACGAAGCCTCATGTACGCCTGCATTTTTTCAATACCTACCATCACGTCATGGGGTATGCCCTCAACGTTCACGTAAAGCCCGTGGAGGGCATATTCCTGAATAATGGATGTCCCAGTCACCCCGTTGCGTTGACGCATCGCAGGGTCGCCCATACGCTCTATAGAGTCGGGTTTACGCCCCCAGCTAAGCTCACGCTGCTTCACAACCTGTGAATGCTCCGACACAATCATATTTGACTGGTAATGCTCCGCAAACGTCACAATATCCCCGTTAGGCGATACAGCGTGCCACAACCAAGCCGTAGGGTTATTCAACCCATGATCCACAGACGCATACACCGACCAACCCTTAGGCACATCACCCGGACCAAAATCTACAAGATGTTGTTCCAAATTTTGGCTAAAAGTAGGAAACACCAAACCACTGCGAGCAACAAAGTTGCCTTTTTCACGAATATCACGTTCC